ACAAGTTGGTGCATTCCATAATATCAAACCTAGTGATTGGGTGTTCGGTTTCTTTCGTGATACTGATACACTTCAACAACCTGTCATCATGGGTGTCATGCCTGGCATACCATCTACTGCATCTGACCCTACAAAGGGTTTCTCAGACCCTAACTCACCAGATGCTCCAGATACACAAGACGCAAAGTATAAGAAAGAACCAGACTTCGGCCCATACCCTTCTCTTGTAGGACAGGCAGATACTTCTCGTTTGACTTCTGGTTTACTAGAACCGCATCCAGAGATTGCAGAAAGAGATTTGGCATATACCAAAGAAGTTCCTATCGCAAATGATGAACCTGGCGATCCTAATAAGTGGGATGAACCAAGAACAACTGATCCATCTGAATTTGGATTACTTGCAGCAGGAACGAATCCAGAAACAGGGGAAACAAGAACACCTAAGTTGAGAAGAGATACAGAGTATCCTTACAATCATGTTCTTGAAACAGAAGGTGGACACATCAAAGAATATGATGATACACCATATGCGGAACGTATCTATGAGAAGCATACCGCTGGAACATTCTATGAGATTGATACTGACGGAAACAAAGTTACTCGTATCGTAGGAAACAACTATGAGATTATCGCAGGCACAAACTATGTAAACGTAAAGGGTGATGTAAACCTTACGATAGATTCAAACTGCAACACATACATCAAAGGTGATTGGAATATTCAAGTAGACGGTGACAAGACAGAAGTTGTCACAGGCAAGGTTTCGGAAACCTATAAAGATACAAAGACTGAAACAGTTACCAAAGATGTTACGGAAACATATGGTGCAAATCAGACTACTGCAATCAGTGGTAACTTGGATGTCGATGCGGCAAGGATTGACTTGAACTAATGAGGGGATTGTTTCTAATTAAAGATGGTGCCAACTATATGGAGTTTCATAATTATGATGACATACCTATGTCCTTTGACAACCTCATAAGATTTGAACCAGAGGTTATTCCAGAACCGCACACAGAAGAACAGCATGAGTTAATGGAATCATATAACGATAAACTAAAAGAACTAATGAAGAGGGAACGGATGTAATGCCTGCAGCAACTAGAATTGGTGACGCAGACGTAGCACATTGTTCTGGTATGACAAGAGCAGCGGGAAGTCCAAATGTATTTGTTAATGGTATTGCGTGGAGTAGACAGGGAGATGTAAACACAGGACATCTTCTTCCGCCTGCACCATGTCCATCTCATTCTGCACCTATTGCTTCTGGTTCTTCGACAGTAAAGGTAAATGGAAAGGGAGCGGGAAGAATAGGAGATGGTATTAGTGGTTGCACTTCAGTTGCCGCTGGTTCTCCTAATGTATTCGCTGGAGGATAAGAAATGTATGAGTATAGATGTAAGGTAGTTCACATTGTGGATGGTGACACAGTTGATGTGGATATTGACTTGGGGTTTGGTGTATGGATGAAGAAACAAAGAATTCGTATGTACGGTATTGACACACCAGAAAGTCGCACAAGAGATTTAGAAGAAAAGAAGTACGGACTTGCTGCAAAGGAATTCATTACACAGATGTTGGATGATGACGGTGGTATTGTTCTTAAAACATATAAGGATGCAGAAGGAAAGTTTGGTCGTATTCTTGGGGAACTGTGGAGAACCACAAACTATGCTGATAAATCAGTCAACGACTATATGATTGAGAAACATCATGCCGTTGCATATCATGGACAGTCTAAAGAATTAATTGAAGAGGAACATATCAAAAATCGTTCCTACCACAATCTCTAAGTTTCGTTATAAATACCTTTAAGGAGATTTAGATGGCAGTTAATCCTAGTGCATTTAGAGATGCAGAGGCAACAAATAATTCAGAGAGAAGTGCTCAGACATTTAAGGACTTCAACTTTAATTTTGCAAAACATCCTGTAACTGGTGACATTGCAAAGTTGACGGATGTTGCTGCTGTCAAAGCCAGTGTTAAGAATTTAGTTATGACTAATTTCTATGAACGAGGGTTTCATCCAGAGATTGGTTCTAATGTTCGTAATGCATTATTTGAAAACATGACCCCACAGGTTGCGTCAAGACTTGGAAGAAACATTGAAGATGTTATTGTGAACTTTGAACCAAGAGCAGAACTTATCAGTGTTATTGTTCAAGCAAATATTGACAGTAATGCATATGAAGCAACAATCAAATTCAATGTTGTAAACTCAGAGACAGATGAACAGACATTGAATCTATTTTTAGAGAGACTAAGATAAGATGGCAACGAAACTACAAGTCACAGAGTTGGACTTTGATGATATCAAATCTAACCTAAAGACATACATGAAGAACCAGACAGAGTTCACAGATTATAACTTTGAGGGTTCTGCACTTTCCACATTGATTGATTTACTTGCATACAATACTCACTACTTGGGTATGAATGCAAACATGGCGATCAACGAAGCATACTTGGATACAGCAACTTTGCGTTCATCTGTAGTCTCTCACGCAAAGACGCTTGGTTATACTCCTCGTTCTGCTCGTGCGCCTGTTGCCTATGTTGATGTTACTATTAATAATCCTTCTCTTACATCTATCACAGTTGAGAAAGGAACTAAGTTTACTACACAGGTTGATGGAACAACTTATGCATTTGTAGTCAATGAAGAAAGAACATCAACACCATTGAATGGAGTTCTTCGTTTCTCAAATCTTCCTATCTATGAAGGTTCACTTGTTACCGCAAAGTATACAGTGGATAATAATAACTTGGAGAAACAATATCTTCTTACAGACAGTCGTGCTGATACTACTACTCTAAAGGTATCTGTTCAGAACTCTGCTGCAGATTTAACTACGCAGACATATACTCTTGCAACAGACATCTCTCAAGTGACAGCAACATCTAATGTTTATTTCTTGCAAGAGGTAGACAACGGAAAGTATGAAGTATACTTTGGTGATGATGTTGTTGGTAAGAAAGTAAACGATGGTAATATCGTTATCCTAGAATATATTGTCACCAACAAAGGTGCTGCCAATAATGCAAGAACTTTCTCTGGAACATCTGTTGGTGGAGAAACTAATATTACTATTGCAACTCTTGTTGCTGCGGCGGGTGGTGCAGAACCAGAAACTATTCAGTCAATCAAATACAATGCTCCTTTGGACTATGCGTCACAGGGTAGAGCGGTTACGACTGATGACTACAAGGTTATTATTCCAACAGTATTTGCAGACACACAAGCGATTCAGGTGTGGGGTGGTGAGGACAACGATCCACCAATCTATGGACAAGTATTCGTTTCAATCAAAACAACCTCTGGTATTATTCTAACACAAGCACAGAAAGATACTATTGCATCTTCACTAGACAGATATAACATTGCCTCTGTTCGTCCTACGATTGTTGATCCAGAAACAGTTAAGATTAAACTCAACACTACATTTAAGTATAATGCAAATGTGACTACAAAGACTGCATCTGATTTAGAGACACTTGTGAGAACCACAATCACTAACTATAATACATCTGACTTGGAAAAGTTTGATGGCATCTTTAGATTCTCAAAACTATCTCGTTTGATTGATGGAACAGATCCATCTATTCTTTCAAACATTACAACAGTTCGTATGCAGAAAACATTTACACCAACTCTAAATGTTCTAACAAAGTATGAACTAAAGTTTTCTAATCAACTCTATCATCCACACGCTGGACACAACTCAATGATGGGTGGTATTACTTCATCCACTGGTTTCTTTATTTCTGGACAAACCAATGAACACTTTATGGATGATGATGGTAATGGAAACATAAGAGCATATAGTCTTGTGGGTGGAACAACTAGAACATACTTGGATACAAATATCGGAACAGTGGATTATACAACAGGAACGGTGTCACTTGATTCTCTGAACATTACCTCTTCATCTGAAACTGCTGGTATTACTATTACAATCATTCCAAACTCAAATGATATTGTTCCAGTTCGCAATCAACTTCTTGAAATTGATTTGGAAACATTAAGAGTTACAGGACAGAATGATACAATCGAGGCTGGTGGTTCTTCTGCCGGAACTGGTTACTCAACATCATCTTCGTATTAAGGTTTAATAAATGTCTGGACATGAACCAACATTAAAGAATAAAGTTTCTCCTCATATTCAGAGTCAACTGCCTGAGTTCGTTCAGTCAGATCATCCTCTGTTTGCTTTATTCCTCAAGTATTACTATGAGTTCCTAGAGGCGGGAGAACTTACTGTTACTGGTAGCAATGATTATGTCATTGAAGAAACAATCAGTAAGAATTATATTCTAGATGAGACAGGCGAGAACATTGTCCTTGAAGAATCTGTTGGTAAGTTTGTAGTAGGAGAAACAATCGCTGGTGTAACCTCTGGTGCAACTGCTCGTATTCTTGTCGATGACTTTGATGGTAACAATCGTCTATTCATTACATCCCAACAAAGATTCCAAACTGGTGAAACGATAACTGGTAACACATCTGGTGCAACCACAACTGTAGCATCTTATCGTGCAAACCCTGTTCAAAATATCCAACAACTTCTTGCATATGCAGATGTTGATAATACAGTCTATGACTTCTTAGATAAGTTTAGAGACTCCTTTATGGATTCTCTTCCTAACACTCTTGCCGATGGTATTGCAAAACGCAAACTTATCAAAAACATTAAGGATATGTATGCGGCAAAAGGAACTAGGGATGGACATAAACTATTCTTTAGAATTCTCTTTGATGAAGAAGCAACACTAATCTATCCTCGTGATAATATGCTTCGTGTATCTGATGGTCAATGGTCAACAGATAAGGTTGTTCGTGTTATTGAAGATGGAACTTCAGACTTTACCAAAGCGATTGGACAGAGACTTACTGGTGCAACATCTGGTGCTACTGCACTTATTGCTACAATCATTAAGTTTAGAGAAGGTGCAGACCTTATCGCAGAAATCAATGTGGATGCAAACTCTGTTACTGGAACATTTGTTGCTGGTGAAGTTGTTACGACAACAGATACCACACTCGATTTAGAAATCTCTGCAATAGTCAAAGGTATTGTCACTGGTGCAAATGTAACAGTTGGTGGTGCATATCATACAACTGGCGATCCAGTTCAAGTTACTGGTGGGGGTGGTAATAATGCTGCATCTGCTCGTGTCGAATCTGCTGGTGCTGGTTCTATTGATGAGATTGTTATTGAGAGTGGTGGTAGTGGTTACACTATAGGTGAAGAACTTCGTTTTGATTTAACAAGCACAGAAGGTAAAGATGTTCGTGCAAAGATTGCTGTAGTTGGTGGTGCGTTTAATCTAGAACAGGCAACATCGCCAGACAATATCATCACAGAAGATGGTGACTTGATTGTTACTGATGATGACATTCAGTATATTAGTAAAGAACAAACTGTTGGTGAACTAGACTTCCTTGTAATGGAAGATGGTGGACAGATTAT